TTCTTTGAGTTTTTTGTTCTCAAGAATAAGATCTGTAATGACATCATGTTGAGCTATAACAACGGGATTTTTAGTATGTTTTTTTAGCACACCTCTTTTCACATAGAAATCCAAAGTTTCTTCTGAATATTCATTAATCAAATGCCCTTTGTCTTTAAACTTTTTCATCTCTTGCGAATAGAATGTTTTGTTTTCTTCATCATAAATAAACAATTCACCGTCATCAATTCTTTCGTAAAATATATTCATTTGGAATAAAAAATAATTAAAATTAAAATAAAAACAATAGCAACAGACAGAATAATTGAAGTATCGATTAAATGTCTCAGAAATTTATTGGTATCTTTTTTAAATTCTTGTAACTCTTTTTGGAGTTTTTCTATTTGTTCCTCTGCAATTTCTCTGTTTCCTTGCACCGTGTTGTCTATATAACATATATTTTCTTTGATGCTTTTGATATCATCTGTTCTAACAAAATTGTCTGTACTGCCAGAAAAATTATTTGAATTTGATACAGTTACTTCGTCTGGACCAAAATCTGATGCACTATAATGGTATTTCATAATAATTCTGGATTAGCAAACTTGTTCCCAATTACCCTAACTTGACAATAATCGTTTAAATATGGCAACCAAAAAAAGCTAAGAGTTCCTTCGTGTTTAATGAATTTTGCCAAATATGCTCCTTCGACAAATTGGATCTCTGCTTTATATAATCCTTCTCTATCTTTTCTTTTAAGTTCAATTATATCGCCTTCCCATATTTCATTTCCAAAATCATCCTTTAATCCTGTATATTGAGAAGGAACTAGAATACTCCATTCTCTTTCATCAAACAATTCATCAACAAGTCCATTATATTTGTAGTTTTGTACAAATGCTTTTCCTTGCGGACTCCAGAAACGAAACTTGATGCTTCTCATCTTGCGTCTAATAAAATTTTAATTTGTTCGGGCGTCCAGTTTTTCTGGATAGCTTCCTTGACAAGTTCCACTCTTTTGTTTTTGTTTTCATTTTCTGTTTTAACAAGGAAAGCAAAAAAGAAAAATGCAAAAGCTATCATAATTGCACAAACGGCAATAAATGGGTCAAAATTTTTCATAAATTATTTATTAATTAAATCTTCGTAATTTTTATTCAAGGTTTCTAGATAATGCGCAAAGTCGTCAATTTTCTGATCCTCATTACTTACGTTATAGACATAATCAAAAAGAAAGTCTTTACCTTGCTCCGTAAGGTTTAAACCTTCAGATAATCTTTCAAAGTAGTCGTCTTGAACATCTCTGAGCTTTTCAAAAAAACTTTTAACTTCATAGATTGCGTCTTCTGGATGCTTGCCTTCCGGCGTGTATGGTTTTGTATAGTCAGTCATTTTTCTATTGTATATGTTGTTTTTAATTTTACAAGCTCAAATTCTAAAAAATTTTCAATTCCATAATTTGGAGTATTATTAAACGAACTTCTCTTTAAAAACAGTTCAAGATAATCTCTAGCTGCTACAATTAAACAATCCTTGAAATCCACTAATTCTATAGCGGTTGCACTTAACTCCAAATCATCGTTTTTGAAATTAACCCATTTTTGAGTAGGTTTATGACGAATTGCGTACTTGTATTCTTCAAATGTATTATTTTTTATCGACATTGTTGTAACAATAAACAGCCCATGCACTTAAAATTAAAGTTAAAATAAATGTGAAAATCGCCATTGTCATATTATTCGTATTGTTTTAAAGTTATTGCTCCTTTTTCGTCAATTATCGCGTATGTAATTGGCAAATCGCATTGAGAACCTAAATTTACACATTCTATTCCACCAACATAATACTGCTTAGGAACATGAGTGTGGCCAAAGCAAACTGCATCATATTTATTATTATAGCAATATTGAGCAATTCTTACTGTTAAGTCATGCGCCGCTCCATGCCATGTTTTTATTTTAGTTTTAAGTTTTCTTGTTAGTTTTTGTTTTTTATCAAGTTTTTGCAAAATATAGTATATTCCAGAAGCGAGTTCTGTTAAAAATGGTCTAGCAGCAATAAAGAAATCAAACTTGTCCCCATGAGTAAATAAAATTCTTTTTTTATTAATTTCTTGAATATATTCATCCACGAATTCAAAGCCGAGAAGAGCGGAAATTGTTTCTAGATCTTTATCATGGTTTCCTTTAATAAAAATACATTTCTTGTTTTTAGAAATTTTCCTCAATGCAGAAAGAACTTTCCATTGCTTCTTGCAAAGCCTATGAATGTTATAACTATCCAATAAATCTCCACAGATGATTAAGGTATCATAAGTTTCATTTTCCAATAAATGCAGGGTCAAGCTTGCTTGACAAATTGGACTACCCAAATGCAGATCAGATAATGCTAGAATCATATATTCCAAGTTGTTGTTTGGATGCTATCGCCACATTGTTCGCAGATATGATCATCATATTCATAGTCGTCATATTGAAACAATTTTACAACATCTTGAAGGGATATAGAATTTTCTTTAATTCCTTCTTTGATCTTAACAAAGAGATAATCTAAAATTTCATCAATTTCCTTATTGGATAGTACCGATAATGATGTGTCATTCACCACAAAATCAAACGCCGTGCATCCAGTCACCTCTTCAAATTTATATTTAGTTTCCATGTTTTTCTTGTAATTCTTTTTCCACCATTTGTTCCAATTCTTCCATGTCTAATTCGCTTTGTGCTTGTATATAATAACTAAAAACAAAAGCCGTCAACATTAGGGCAATAATAATTAAAAAAAATAAAATCTTTTCAAGAATTGGCGTTATGGTCTTCATATTCTTTTGCTCCTTCTGCCGCCTCTTTATAAAGAGCTGGACCAATTATAACCAAGGGATCTACTTTGGCTAATTCGTACACATGAAGAACAGTACCATAAAGTTTTTTGGCTATTTTTTCCAGTTTTTGATTTAATATTCCAACTGGCTCACAACAATAACAACTTCCTTGAAAGCCTTCTATGCAGTTTTCTTTTTGTTTTTCTACAAGAATTCTACCATATCTTTTAATGGCTTCGTTTGTATAATAATCTAACTTTTCTATGCATCCATCAGCAGATAGACCGCTTTCATAAAATGCAAACTCTTCAAGTTGTTCCAAGTTCTTCGCTGTCGTCATTTTTTTCTCCTTTTGCGTCTTTCTCTTTCCAATAAGCTTCGGTTGATTCGTCGCAAGCTTTATATCCTAGCTTTCTTGCCTCTTCGTAACAGAGAGTTTTATACCAACCTCCTTTTGAGCAAAGGCGACCATATTCTCCAGAGACTTCACAAACTTGAGCGGAACGCCTTTCTGTTTCTGTAATTATGTCGTCTATAATATCCCATTCTATTCTTGATCCACCTTCCCCGCTGTAATAAAAACTGAGCGTTCCATACTTCTCCTTGGCTTGGCTGGCAACAACTTGTAACTCTTCACCATTCTTCGAACAAAGATCGCAGAAGTATTGAAGTTTCTCTAAACACTTGGAAATCAATGTGTTCCAGCCATTATCAAACTCAAAACCCCAACTTAAACAAGTCTGCATTGGATTTCCACCATAATCTCTAAGAATTTTGGGGTATTTCTTTACAAGTTCTAATTCGAGTTCTTTATCCATAAGCTCAATATTAATAAATTTTATAGAAATGTCAAGACTATTCTTCCCAACACCAATTTTTATAATCCCAATGTCTGGAGTCGTAAATTCTCAAGCCAGCTTCGAATCCCAAAAAATTTAAATTTATACCCAAGCCGCCATGATCTCTCGTAATTGGAGAAAAATCCAATTCAAATTGGAAAATGTTATCCCCTGAATAAAACGTTTCGAATTCTACATTTTTATATTTAGAAAGCTGCTTGTAAAATGAAAAATACTTTTCAAATTCTTTTCTTGGTTTGCAAAAGTTCCTTATTGTAAAATTAAAATACATATTATCTTGGTAGGTATATTGCTTTTATTCCAGCTGGATCTTCGTTCGGGCAGATTTGATAATCTCCATAATACCATTCCGTATGCTGTTCGCATACAATTGTTTCTATTACCTTTTTAGGGGTGTTATAATCTCCTTCATACGCATCAACAAGAACCAGTGTTTCTGGATCAAGCTTTTGCAATGTGTCAAGTAATTCTTTAACTTTCATAATATTTTTTAATCATTTTAAACCACTGCGCTTGGGTTATTTCCTTATTATCTAAGATAGTGAAGGCATAACCGGAATTTTCTCCGCAATTTCTTTTGATCATTTCTGCTTGCTCTTTTCTGGTTTCTACTTTTCTTATATCATGAATCATTTCAAGTAAATTGTCAATATATTTTTTTGCCTTTTCTCCAGCGGCGCAGATTTTTTCAATCTCGCCTTTTAACTGAAAGGCTATCTCATAGTCAAATTCGGTTTCAATTATTTTACTAAAATCTTCGTGAGGTGGCATTTCTTTGTCTATATAAAAATCAATTAAATTGTCGGTTGAATTTAATTGAGATTTAATTTTATGTAGAAGAAGATAACGATCAGACTTGGTTTTCTTGAGTATCTGTCCGTTATTACCGTAAATGACAATTCCTTCCCCCTTTTTCCACTGATTAACCGATTCAATCATAGAAGAAAGTGAATTAAACTGATATCTAAACGGTCTTCCTATTTTCCATTCATAAGCAATACTATCCAATTCTTTTTGCAACAGATAAGAATAGTCTTCATGCTTTATTGCTCCAGTAAGCCAGAGCGTTGGTTCTTCTGCTTCTCTTTCAACTATAATATTTCTAGGGGAATACCATTCACAAATAATTGAGCACTGTTCGCTATTCAAGATATCGTTATCAAAAACCAAAGGATATTTTTGTTTTAAAAAAGGAATTTCGTTACCGTTTTCTAAAATAGTTGCATCATGAGTTCCTCTTGTTCTAACAATTAACTCTCCTTTGAATTTCGAAACAATTAGAGTTGATCCATCTAGTTTGTGAATAAACTCAATATCGGAATCTATATTTAATGGTTCAAATTCTGGTTGTTCTCCAAGATTTGTAAATTTTTTCCATGAAGCGCTAACTAATTCTCCGCCTTTAGTCCAAACTGAAGAACGAAATATTTTATTTTCATCATTCCATTTAATATCATGTTTAATAGGAAATATTAGTACGCACTCAGTATTTCCAATAACACAATCTCTGATACAAAATTCTTCGGAAGAAGGAAAATTAAACGCCGTCATTATTTTTCAAAAATTTTAATCCTTTGCAATTTTTTTTATACAAACCTTTTTCTTTTAAAATTCTTACTATTAAGAATCTAGATATATTTTGATTATTTTCTTTCAATAGTATGTTGGAAATTCTAGAAGCTCCAAAATCATTATATAAGTTAACAATTTTATTTTGAATATCATCAGGTACATTTACAATAAACTTGGATTTTCTATTTTTAACTATTTTTAATTTGGTTTCTTCTGATACTTTCCTTGGGCCGTTTTTGGTATAATAAGCGTTGACGCTTTCTCTAATTTTATCTTTCCATTTTATTTCTCGACCCTTCATTTTATCAACCATTTTTTGCCTATATCCTTCTCTTTTCCAAATTTTTTTAAAATTTTCAGATACTTTTTTTCTGTGTTCTGATGTTTTTTGAATTTTATCTAAAGATTCTCTCATTTTTTTACGTATTTTTAATTCATTTGGATGATTACTCAAAGTATCTCCGCCAGTACCGCCTTTCGCTATATTGTAGCCTATTTTTTGATCAGTAGAATTTAATTTTTCTATCCAATATATTTCCTTTTCGTTTAATTCCTCCAATGTGTTTGCATGATCTATAATTTCTTTTATAAAATTATTTTTTCCGTACTTTTTTATTGCTTTATTAAGCAAAATGCCTGACCCAATATATGACTTTTTATCTCGCAATGCTTTTCCGATATATATTTTATTATTAATAACGTTTGTTGTCTTGTAAATTATCATGCACTTATTTGCACGATAAATTAAATTATACCATTCTATTTTAAGTTTTAAAATTAAAATAACCTTCTTCTACTGGGAGACTAACTTTCATTTAATAATATATTTTTAATCTTTTGGGGTTATACGTACGTATTGCCCCAAATTTCATTAATATCTAACAATTTGTGTTTGCATGCATTAATCTCTTCGGTCCAAGAACTATGAAAGTGACCATATAGATGAAGCTTTGGTTTGCATAATTTAAATATTTCATCCATTATTGCTCTTTCATTGCTGAGATCCCCTATAAGATAGGCGTCTTCTAATGCCCAACCATAAACCATTTCGTTAAATTGTTGAGGAAAACACCAGGATGGAGTCGTATGAGTTACGAGAATATCTACTTCTTTACATTTGCCTCTATCTAATTTAACTTCTTCACCGCTCCAATATGAGACGCCTTCTTTTCTTGCGGTTCTATCAATCGAGTAAGCGCCGCCAATAAATTGAATAAATTTACCTTCATATTCTGCAACGGTATAATCTTCAAGCAATTCAAAATTTTCATAAACGATTCTATTTTCACCTTCAAAAAAGTAAGGGTCGTCGTGATTACCTCTAATTCCAAAGAAGTGAATGTTTCTTTCTTTAAATTTATCGCTCAATTTTTCACAAGATTTATATTCAAATTCTTTTTTGAAATGAAAGCCAATTCCAAGATCTCCCACGGAAATGAGGGTGCAATTTTCAATATTCTTATCCTTGATAATTTCAAATAACATTCCCCAATTGCCGTGATGATCACCTAAAAACAACAATGGCTTATTTTTGTTTAGTATTTTTATATTACCATTCATTTTCTTCGTTTTCTTTTTGAGTTTTTTTCTCTTCTTCTATTTTTTCTTTTAATATGTCTCTTAAAACTGTCAATGCTTCTTCATAAGAGTTGCATTCTTCTTCAATCCTGTCAAGAATATAACCATAATGATGAACGGTATAAACGGGAGGTTGCCCATAGCTCCATTTTGTTTCTATATACCAATGGCAATCCCTATCTTTGTGATGCGAAGGTCCAATTAATGTATACCATTCGTCAGACAATTTTGTAATTTCTTCGACAATACTTTCCATAATCAATCCATTAAATATGGCTCTTCTACAATAGCATAATAAGTGCCCACAATTTTTTCTATTTTTGTTTTTCTACCTTTTGGTAATGGTTTGTTTTTAAATACCTTATCTACTATCTCCCAAACTAAGTTGAAGTTTTTGCTTTTCATTGCCTCATCCATGCGATCTTGATACCTCGGTG